TGCAAAGAAGAATAACCCAATCTAAAGTAGAATCACCATAAAACTTTTCTGCAACTTGATCTGGTCTTTCAGATCCAATTACTTTATATTTTGTAAAGAATGCAAGGTTCTGGAAAATGTCCTCCCTTAGCTTACCTTTTTTGAATAGGTTCTTTACTATGATGTAATCAGAGATCTTTGCGCCTTCAATGCGACTGACGTAATCAAAATCTGGAATGTTTTTAAAGTAGAATGCCATGATTAGTACCCAATACTTCCTACGTTTGCAACCGCACCAACATCTCCTGTGGTGTAATCATCTCCATAGATAGGATCAAGTTCAGTGAACTGCAATTGCATGGAATAAGAAGTCATAGTTCTTTCTGCGTCCTTATACGTCATGTAAACATTTGATGGTGTGTAGTCAATGCTGATGTTTGTAAGGGCACATTCTTTAATGCGGTTCAATGATGGATGGGGTATTAAAGAAGCCTCATCTTTTTTACCGTCAGGCATTGTCATGTAAGTCAACTTATACACAAATGGTGTCTTAAGAAATAGATTGCCCACACCTACTTGAACTGCAGATGATTGCTTAAGAGCTTTTATAATAGCCTTTACCTGCGTAGCCTCTTCATCGCCTCTAGGTGACATATTGAAGGTAAATGAGAAAGGTCTCAACTGTGGTGAATTGAACAGTAATTCCATGTTGGGGTTGACTATCGCCCCAGTTACCCTTGTGAATAGATTGCTGTTTCCTGTGTTTGTTGCTAGTCCGGCCATCAATGTTTTCAAAAGAGCACCAGATGCTTGCATTTTTTCAGAAGAACCTCCGAATTTTTTGAAGGCTCCTTCTACTGCGGCACCAACATCTCCAGTACCTATAATACCAAGAGCAGCACTATTTGCTGCTATTTGGATAGCATCCATACTATCTTGTGTCCAGTTTACCGTGTTTTGATCCGTAATTGAGGCTTGAAGGCCAAGATAGATCGTACCTCTGACCTTTTGTTTTTCATCTCCAGCTTTACTTCTTTCTGGTCTAATTATTGTTAGCTCGTTAGAATTTACTTCCGATTTAATATATTCTAAAATTTCTATTTTAAGAACATCCTGGCCGCTGCTAACTGTACTCAGGGGGTACTCTAATTTACCAAAAGATAAATCCTTAAAGAATTTGGCATTCTTATTCTCAACATTCAAGTCCTTAAGGTCTTCCGATTTGATTGTTGGTTCAGGAGTTGTAGAATTAGGATCAGAAGCTGGTGGAGGAGTTTGATTAGAATCAGTCCCACCATTACCTGCGCCACCAGTTGTCCCACCTTGAGATTCTTGTTGCGGGGCCCCAGCCGGAGGGGCAACTCCTTTGCTTATTGCGTCTTTTGCGTCTTTATATGGAACTCCCGGTTCGCTCTTTAAGTTATCTACTGCATTATTTTTGGCTAAATCATTTAAAGATCCTTTCTGAGTGCTAACCATTTCCGCTCTTTCTTGGTTAGAAAGAACATAAGATCCAGTTAAAGTTTCTGATGTATTATAAGTCTTTAGATCTCCCCCATTAGTTAAATATTGTGCCTCTCCATATTTTATTGCCCTAAACTTTCCATTATCCAATACACCAGCAGTTAGATAAAAAGTGGTATTTCCACCAGCAAACTTTGCATCAGTAGGCACATCAAGGCTTCTTGGCCTTTCATACATCAAATAGGTAGTTGCCGTTACCGTTCTGTCTGCATTCTGTGTATATTTTACGTAGGTAGTATAATATTGAGGCTTTCCAACTGTACCATTGGATTGAGTATATCTTTTGCTGAATTTCAACCCAGATTTTTCTGCTCCATTAGCAACGGCCATTACTTTATACTTTCCTTACTTATTATTTATCGGTTGTAAATAGGGAGAAAAATAGGAATTTGTAGAACATACTTTAATTCATGTGGCTTTATCTCATAAAATTGAGATTCAAACCTAGCATAGTTATAATTACGATAGGGATTTTGAATATAGTTCATGTATTTTTCCCAATGGTAGTTGTAGCCACGCAATCCCCTGCCTTGAACATCCACCATAATTGCAACTGGGAAAACATCATACCATCCTTTTGATGTTGCAATATATTTGAATACGTATATTTTCCCTTCTTCAAAAACCTGCTGAGTTCTACCAAGAGCGGCTAATGTTTCAATTAACTTATCAAAATAAAATTGCTGAGGCATTCTTGGGGGAAGCGACTCCACCAAGTTCTTAACACCAAATACATCCTGCTCTTCTCTTCTAAGCTCATCAAGAGTTACCTGAGAAGGGGCATAGGTAGAACCAGAAACCTCCTGATTTATTTGCTGCTGCTTTCTTTTTCTTTCAACAGTAGCTTGCTTGGCGTCACCTACTTTTTCAAAAAAATTACGCAGTAAGGCAAACGTCCCTACGACTTTCTCTGCAGTAAACGATAGAGCCCTGAATACTAAACCTTTCTTCATTTGATTCCTAGGTCTGTTTCAGTGAGTAACTTGAATTCAAACCCATTACTTTCACAAAATAACCTGGCGGCATTCCACTTAGCCAGGTTTTTCTCATAGGTGGCACATTCTGTAAGCCAGGTTCTGGTCTTTTTCTTTGGTGAAGGATTAGGTGGCCTTGTCTGTCTTGCTGGTTTGATTTCGCAAAGATATTTCTTTATAGTACCATTTTGATCTTTTACTTCCACCAAAAGATCGGGGAAATATCTTCTTGTTTTATTTGTAGTAGGATCAAAGTATTTGATTGCAATTTCTTCTGATGCCCACTTTAGAACAGCAGGGCTTGTATCCGCCCAGATGAAAGCCCTTCTTTCATAAGAAGATCTATAAACAATATTGTTCACATCTCCCATGTATTTTTGTGGGTTAGTTGGACGAAAGAAATTCTGTAGATACTTACTATCAGCCACTCTAAATACATAGACTCTTAGTTTGTATTTAGATGGCGGATGTTGTAGTTCAGTCTTATAAAATGGCTGAAATAAAAACAAGGCTATTAAGTCCAGCACTGACTTCACATTTTCAGTGCTTTTTTAAAGCACCAGAACTAGTAGAAAAATGGATAAAAGAAAAAGATTTCTATATTTCAGACAGGCAAGCTACTCCAAGTGATAAAGATACCAATGTTTACGATGACATTCTAAATCTTTCATTATCTTGTTGTGAAGCTTCTCTTCCTGGTTCTACTTTTCAAACTCATGATGTGATGGCATATGCCGGCGTTAGTGAAAAATTCGCTTATATGAGAGCGTATGATGACAGGTCTGATTTTACTTTTTATGTAAACGAACAATATCAGCAACTAAAATATTTTGAAGGTTGGTCTTCATTTATTGCCGATGAACAATATAATCAAAATGTGAGAGGGGGATTAGAAAGTGACACCTACAGCTACAGGATGAATTTCCCTGAGGATTATAGAGGCACAATAACCATCAAAAAATTTGAAAGGAGTTATGGGGGAGAGAAGACCAAAAATAATCCGGTTGCTAGTGGCAGAACTTTAGAATATGTTTTTAAAGATGCATATCCTCTTAGTGTGGCAAGTGTTCCAGTTTCTTATAATTCATCTGAGTTGTTAAAATATACCGTATCATTTACTTACTCCCGCTATTATATTAAATCCAATAAGCTTGGCGGAGTATCTATTAATCCAGAATCAAGAAATCAAGGGACTGTACCTACAAGTCAAGGAGTAACTCCACAAACTATTGGTGAAGATTTGTTCAATACATTGGCCTAAATACCTAAACTTGAAACTTATTATTTTAAATGCCATTACCCCAGATTGCTACTCCTGTTCATGAACTTGAACTCTTTTCAACCAAAGATAAGGTCCAATATCGGCCATTTCTAGTAAGGGAAGAAAAACTATTGCTACTGGCAATGGAGACTGAAGATATTAAAGAAATCTCCAATGCAGTGAAAACTGTAGTAAAGAACTGTATTAAGAGTATCAAGCCAGTCAAAGGCCCTGCTCTTACTGAAGAACAGATTGATGCAAAGATTGAATCACTACCAACTTTTGACATTGAACTATTGTTCTTGAATCTACGAACTCGCTCTATTGGTGAAGAAGTAGAAGTTGGTATTGTATGTCCTGATGACAATCAAACCATCGTCAATACAAAAATCAATATTACTGACATACAGATTGATGTTGACCCTGAGCACACTAATCAGATCAAGATCAATGATGAAATTACCATGGAGATGATGTACCCTTCATTGGAACAATTCATCAATAGTAATTTTGATGTTACTGCAAACGATCCAGATCAATCATTTGAACTGATCGCTAGCTGCGTGGACAGAATCTATACAAAAGAGGAAGTCTTTGACCATACTGATGTAACGAAAAAAGAAATTGTTGAATTCTTAGATCAGATGACCAACAATCACTTTATACAGATTGATAAGTTCTTTAAGACTATGCCCAAACTGACTCATACTCTGTCAGTGACTAATCCTAATACTAAAGTGACCAGCGAAGTAGTTCTTGAAGGGCTACAAGCTTTTTTCGGCTGAGTGTCTCTCACCTAGATCTTGAATCATTCTTTAGGATAAACTTCGCTATTTTACAATTTCATAAATGGAGTTTAGCTGACTTTGAAAACTTGATGCCATTTGAGAGAGACATTTATCTATTACTTCTAACTCAACACCTAGAGGAAGAAGAAGCAAAAGCAAAACAAAAGTAAATGACTAATGGCAGCATCAAATAAAACAAAAAATGCCCTGATTGAAAATTTCACAAAATCAATCAAGACATTAGCCCAAAAGACAAGACAGCAGAAGTTATCTACCATTGAGAGAATGGCGGATTCTTCTGCTGCTTTTATTGCGCGTAAATTTGGGGTGCCTAAAAATGATGTTGTCCCTACAATTATTGAATCAGTCCTAACTTCCGACAAGAAATATCCAGCACCAGCTATTGATGTACTTACCGAAGAGGGAGTAGCAAAAACAAAGAAGTATATTGAATACCTTTGGAAGTATTACGAATGTCCAAACAATAAGAAGACAATTAGTAAGAAGAGCCAAAGTAGTAAACTACCCAAAATTGAGGCACCAGCAAAGAAAGAAGAAAAACAGATAAGAAAACCAACAGTACAGATAGATCTTTCTTCTCAAGTTATTAATAAGAACGGTCAGGTTACCATTTATTGGGAATCTGAAAATGCCGTAATGGTATTAGACAATAACTTTGGCTTACCTAAAAAGAGCAAGAAGACTACTGGATCTCTGATTGATGATAAAATTAAAAAACGCAAAACCTATTGGATTGTCGTAGTTAATGAGAATGGAGATAAGGCACGGGATGAAATAGACCTAGAACTTACCGATGCTGATCTTGATCCAATTAAAAATACAGTTGAGGAAATAAGAAAGTCAGATATTCCTGCTGATAAAAAAGAAGAGGAAAAGAAGGAAGAAGAAAAGACTGAACCCACTATTGTTGCTGGCAGAAGTAATCTTAGATTGGGTGGAGACGAGATCACCAAGATTCTGTTAGATATAAAGAAAATATCGGATGATATTCTAACAAATCTAACCAATCAATCTTTGGTATTCAAGCAAGGGATAGAGATCCAACGTAGAGATTCCGAGGCACAAAGAAGAGCAAAAAGAGAGAGTTTTATGGAGACTCCTAAGAAATTAGGCAGTCAACTAATGAGTTCAAAGTTAATGCAACCAGTCAAGAGTATCTTTGATTGGTTGGTGAATTTTATTGTCTTTACCTTATTGGGTAGAGCATTCGTTAAAATGATCAAATGGTTTGGAGATCCGGCAAATAAAGAAAAGGTTGATTCTTTAAAGAGATTTCTTGTTGATTTTGGTCCTGCCCTACTCGCTACCTTTGTTCTATTTGGCACTGGCCTGGGTAAGTTTATCCGTTCCATTGTGGGGCTAGTTGTAAAAACTGGAGCATTCATTTTAAAGAAAGGAATTCCAACCCTTATTAACCTACTTAAGTTTTTAGGGCCTAAAGGCAGACTTGCTGCTGCTGTTATTGTTGGTGGAATTGCGGCAAGGGAAACAATTAATCGCCTCTATAAGTCTCCAGAAGAAGAGAGGGCTGCTCCTACAGTACAACAGAGCGGTCAACCAAAACCAAAACCAGAAAAAGATCCCTACCAATTTACTATGCCAGTCATGCGCAATGGTGGATTGGTTTCTAATGTAAAGAATCATCCTGCTCTTGAGTTCCTAATGTCCGAGAAGAAGGATGCAAAGGATCTAATGTTCAATAGGGGCGGATTAATTACCGAAGCCACTGGAGTTGATGTTACTGGAGCCGGTCCTGATACTCAACTTATTGCAACACAGCCAGGTGAAGTAGTTATCTCCAAATCTGCTGTTGATTATTTTGGTGGACCTGAGTTCTTCCTTAGATTGAACCAAATGGGTGGCGGGACTGGCAAGCCAACCTTCTCCAATAATATCCAACTTGCCGCTGGTGGCGGCGTAGCAGGTGCAAAGACCGCACCAAATATGTCGCCAAAAATGAAGTTCAGCCCTTCTCTTAATATGCCAGCTATCAATCTTGCAATGGGCAAACTTAAAGATGTTGAGCAGCTATCTTCATTAACTAAAGGTTCAAATGATTACATTAAACCTGGGGGAACTAGCTCTCATTCAAATACCCCTTGGAGTAAGGTTAAATCATCAACCCCAATTCACTCATATTTGGATAGCGAAGGAATCCCTACGATTGGTTGGGGATCTACTTTCTATGATAGTGTCTTTACTGGAAATAAGAGGGTAAAGATGGGTGATGTTATTGATAAATCAAGAGCCGATAGTATTTTTAAATATCAAGTATCAAATCTAGCCGATACCTATGCCAGTAAAATGAAATACTGGCCCCAAATGTCGGATCAACAAAGAGCTGGACTACTTGTAACTGGATTTAATGCCCCCAATGCGCCACTGGGCAGCTATAAAAAACTAACAGCAGCGATTAATGCTGGGGATATGCGATCAGTTGCTAAAGAAATTCAAAGAGATGGCCCATCTGCTAGCAGGATTCAAATGGAAAGATCTATGCTACTTAAGGGACCGATGGATCTAACTAAAGTTAAGGAGCCAGCGGTGATAGCACCTAAGAAGGTAGAAAAGCCGAAGAATATTATAGAGAAGATAGGTGATAGCTTCAATAGAATCTTCAGACCACAACAATCACAATCCTCAAATATTCAAAGATTGCCAGTAAATGCCCCGGAGATTGGACCAAACAAGAATAGCAATTCTATTGCATTCGTCAATCTAGCCCCGATTGTCGCCAATCAACCCAAGATGGCCCAACCACAAAATGGAACCGATATTCCAGATTTCTCTGCAGTATCTTTTGCCATTGATGAAAGAATGGATAACGCCAGCACTTACGGTATAGCCTGATGCAGTCCTTAGCTCCTAAAACCTTACAATCAACTCTTCTATCAATCAAGAAGAATCTTGAGGGTATTAGAACCGTAACATCTTCTACTGTTGTCATTCAGAAGAATCAACAAGTAGTACAAAAAAGACAAAAGGAACAAGATCTACGCAAGAAGAAAGAAGATAAACTGGAAAGTTTTAAGAGCTTTCTCGGTAATAAAAAAGAACAAATAGCTGGTAGTGGTAAGAGCCTAGGTCTGATTGACTACATCAAAAACTTTGCTACCTTTGTATTTTGGGGATTTCTATTAAACAAACTTCTTCCTCACTTACCAAAACTAAAACAGATACTTCCGGCTATAAGTTGGTTAGCTAATGGATTTGGTTGGCTGACAGATCTTATTGGCAATTCAGTAGTCAATTTCATTGATACTGCATATAAAGTCCAAGATACCTTGCGCGGTGTTGCTAAGGATGTTGGTGGTGTTAAGTTTGAAAAAGCTTTTGATGATTTTACAAAAACATTCAATACCTTCCTAAGTCTTGCTGTTATTGGAGGGATCGCCGCCGCTGGTAGTGGGGTTATTCCCAAGGTACTCGGTAAAGGATTAGACAAACTTGCTGGAAAGGGAGCCGAAAGAGCAACAACGACAGCCGGCAGAGCTATTGGGAAAGGCGCCTCAAAGATAACAACATCTGGTGGGAGAACGGTAGCGCAGGTAGGCCAGAAGGCAGCCCCTAGACTATTAAGTAAAATCGTTGGTAACTCTGCACCGATTATTGGCCCCTTGATTAACTTTGGTATCAGAGTGTGGTCAGGTGATGACCCCGGTAAAGCTGCCGCTGGTAGCGTTGGTATGGGCATCGGCCAGGCAATTGGTGGCTTCTTAGGTGGTGCCATTGGTGGCATTGTAGGAAGTGTTGTGCCTATTTTAGGAAACGCTCTTGTGGGCGCGGCTGGTATCTTTGTTGGGCAGATTATTGGTGGTTTAGTCGGTGAATGGATTGGTGATTCTCTTTATGACTTTGCCACTTCTGGCAATAAAAAACCCAGAAAAACCGAAGGAAGAGCCGGCGGCGGCGTCATCACTCGCAATGGGGTTCCTGTAGGTGGTAGAATAAAGAGGACCGTCAAGCCAGCAAAGAAATCTTTAAAGAAACCAGAAATTCGCAAGAGTGTCCCTGGTAAGAATGTTGGTGGTAAAAAGATTGAAAAGATTTTTCCTAATCCTAAGGATGACAAGAAGGTAAACCCACTACAGACTCTGACATATGCTGCCCAGAAGTATAATAGTATTTCTCTAGTTGGTGGACTCTTAAGAGCCGGTGTTGAGGGCGCCATGGGTCAATCAATGGATCCAAATATTATGAAAAACTTTGCTACCAACATTGGTGTATTGGTTCAAAATATTGTTGATGGAAATATCAAATCAACTAATACTGGCTTGAATGGCAATATCTTAGCAATGGCAACTGGTGGTCTTGTTCCAGAAAGAACGGCTGGTCTTAATCAGCCAGATATTGGTGAACAAGTTGGAACTCTACTTGCTAAGAGTTTGAACTTAATGGTTAATAATAGGATGAATGAAATCTTCCAGAATATTATGAAACAGTATGGTAAAGAAGATTTCTTCACTAGCCCTACTGGCGGGTTACCCTCAGGAGATGGTTCTGGTGGTTTGTCTGTTTCTAGTGATAGTCCAGATTTTTGGCTGTTGGCGACTGCGGCAATGTTTGAGAATTCAGACCCACAGGGGGCTGCTGACGTTGCGCAGGCAATTTATAACAGAACTGCAATGCCGGGAGATCCTTGGCATACTGATGGTAGTATAAGAAAAACTATTTTGAATCCAAATCAATTTCAACCAGTTAGGGATTATGGTGGAACTAGTGTTTGGAATAAAATAACTGATAAACAGAGTGCCATAGACTTTATCCAGCGTTATGGGCGAGGTAAAAATACATCACAGTTAGATGTTGTTGCTGCTGCCTTATTAGATCCTATTAGACAAAATTCTGCTCGTACTTTTGTTGGCCCTAGGGATAGCTTTAGATCAGTTTCTTACGAAGCAGCAAAGAATCACTTGGCTGATGACACTGAAGTTCGTAGAGCCGGGCATGTGTTTGGATTTGAGCCAAGAGGTGCTACCATTGCATCATTCAGGGCAGGTAGATTAAAACCAGCAGAAATCAATAAGAATATAGTTGGTGATGTGAGTAGAATAGAAATGACAGGAAGTGTATCTGGGTATACAATACGAGATAGCGATGGAAAAATTATCTCAAATTATAACCAACTTTCTTCATATCATGATGGTCAAAGAGCTTCTGGTGGAAGAATTATACAAGATTTTGTCCTGTTCCAAGGTGAAAAATACGTAAATGTCCCTGTTCTTTCTCCTGCTACTGGTAGAGTAAAATATGCTGGGTACGCTGGTAGAGGAGGATTGTGGGTTGAGATACTTACAGATAACGGGGAAATAGTTGAATTGGGGCACTTTAATAAATTAAGTGTGCAAAATGGACAAAAAGTTACTGCATTTAGCACTGTTTTGGGATTACAAGGACATACTGGCAGAACTATTCCTCCTGGCCCTGGTGGCACGCACGTTCACATGCAGGCCCCGGAGGGGATCTTTAGAAGGTATATTAACACCTTAGCAAAAGGAAGTTCGGGTATGATTAGACCCGGAAGACAAATGGATGCCGAAGTAGTTAAGCCAGGGAGTAGTCACAATCATGCATCGCTGGGCCTACAAAATTCTATGTCAAGCCGTGATTTTGGCTCCGCTTCTGGTGTTGGTGGGAAGGGATATATTATTGTTCCGG